GATCGACCCGCTCTTCGCAGTGGATGTCGGATAACAAAACGACCATCGTGGCCGGATGCTTCTTGCCTTTGCCGCCTTTGCTGACGGGCCGCTTCGTGGGCTTGATCCCAGCCAGGCCAGCGATCGCATCCGCCCGTTCACGCTCCTTGTCGATCTGGGCGAGGGCCGCCTTGTAGCGCCCCTTGAGCGTGGCCAATTCAGCCCGCAGCCGGGCCAGTTCGGCGTCGGCCGCGAGTTGCGAGGTGCTGGCGAGCGAGTCGGCCACGTCGGCCGCTAGCGTTTTCCGTTTAGCCACTGGATCACTCCTTGCAAGCCGCTTGTTTTCCAGCCGCGCTCGTTCGCGGCTTCGATGATCGCACGAGCGAAGGCCGACTTCTGGTGCTTGGCGCGGTCGAACGAAGCCCGCACCGCTTCCAGTTCCGCCTGGGCCTCGGCGGGCAGCCGCTCGAACCACGTCCCGAATCCAGGGCTGCGGTTCCGCGTCCGAGCCAGCACGTCATCGAGCAGGCTTGTCGGCTTTCTTGCCACGGGGCTTCCCTTTCGGCTTGGGCTTCGCAGATCGCCGCAGGACCATGTTGCCGTCGTCGTCCAGCGTGAACGGCGGCGAGGCGTCGTCGTCCTCGTAGTCGAGCTCGGCGAGGTTAGGCCGGGCCGCTTTCGGCTGGCTGGGCTTCCTTGGCACGGCGGGCCTCCGCTTTGCGGGCGTTGCTAATCGCCCGCTTCACCAGCACCCTACCGGCCATGTCAACGAACGGCAGGCCCCGCTTCGTCGCTTCCTCGCGGAGCCAGCCCACGATCTCGTCCAAGTGGGCTTCGGACCACTCAACGCCCTCTTGATCCATCTTCGCGGCGCGGGCATTGCAGGAGCAGCTGGGCGTGGCCGTGATGCCGATGAGCTTGAGTAGTTTCTTGAGTTCCACGCCGGGGCCGTGGGTTGGTGCTGGCGGTTGCGGTGCGGCCTTTGCTTGTGGCGGCACGAATCCCGGCTTCGGCTCGCGCGGGTACGCCGTGTGCGTCTCGTCTACGGTGATCTTGTCGCCGTCTTCGCTGACGATGCAGGCACGCACCTCGTCCAGCGTGTAGCCACGTTGGCGGCAGCGGGCGGCGAGGTGACTGCGGTGGCAGGTGATCATGGCAGCGGGTTCTCAGGGCACGCGCGGAGATTGATCTCTGGCGCGTTATCATCCAGAAACTGCCGCACTTCGTTACAAACCTCTTCGCTGGCGTTGCATGTCCAGACAGGCTCACCTAGGTCTATTCCATTGGGGCATCCGTTCGCGTCGTATGTCAGCACCGCGTCGGGCCAATCGTAAGCGCCGCCGCCAGAGGTCGTGCTGCCGCTTTGCGATACCGCGACTCCGCCCGCATTTAACGTCACTGTGTAGCCGCCGATGGTGACGGGGTAATCAAGTTTCCCGTACGTGCCCTGCGCGTAGCCGCAATCGTTTGCCGTTCCAGTAGACCAGAACTCGTTGTTGGGATCGGAGTACGCGTCAGTGTTGGAATCCCATCGGCCTTTTACGCCGACTTCGTAGCACTCGCATAGACACGGCGGCATGCACTGCCCGTCAACGCAGGTGTAGCCTTCTGGGCAGCACACGGTTCCGCAAAGAACCCGCCCAGGCGGGCATGGCTCGTCGCACGTCGTCGCCCCGCAAGTCGTCCCGCACCCCTTGAACACGCCTCCGAGCTGCTGGCACACAACGTCAGCCGTGATCGAACACGACGTACCCTGGCAGCACGCGCCGTTGCAGCAAGTGTCTGGCTGGCAAGTGGGCGTGGAGCAGTTCGGCGTGCCGCCATCATTTATGCACCGTCTTTTTTTCGTGCCGTTCGTGCAGACGTAAATCTGCGAACCTTCCGGCACGGCGCAACACGGGCAGCAGCAGCAGTCCCTAGCGCCTAAGTCGCCATCCCTAATGAGGCCAAACGACGGTTCGTCCGGCGCGCCCGGAACGTAGGGTGGAGTCTCCCTAGGTGCAAACAGGAATGTTTTTGTGGCAGAGTTGTAAAAAAACGCCATCAACTCACCGAGCAGTTTGCGACGGGAATCACAACGTCAACGTATCCGGATCCAACGTCAATCGGGACAGTGTTGCCCTGCAATCCGAACGCTGGCACCCAAATCTTGCACATCTTGCATTTGATGATCGGGCCGCTGCCATTGTCCTCAAACCGGATGCTCGTGATGACAGTCATCTGTTTCACGTCGATCCACTTCATGCACTGTTCGTTGTTGTCGCGGGATAACAGCAGCCGAAAGACCGTCATGTTTTCGCCGATGTCTTCTGAAGCGCTTGCGATAGACTCCTTGTCCTTGCCGGTTCCGCAGGATTGTTCTTCGTTAGCCAACTGCCACGCGCCGCCGGTTTTTGCCACGATGCAGTTGCGCGATCCAGCGGCGTTAGGGATGGCGTACAGCGAGTTGTTGACGCTGGCCGTGCTGCCGTCCGCAAACTGAACCGCCTTCGTTGCCCCCTTGCTCCACGCACCGGTGAAGCTGCCCTTGCGGATGTCCTCCGCGCCGCCCTCCATATTGACGAAGTACCACGCGGTGCCTTCCTTTGCGATGGCAGCCGTTTGCGGCTGAGCCGTGTTGAACGGGGCCACGTCGTAAAGTTGGTTGAACGCCACAACCGTGTTTGGCGTCGCCGTCTGGTTCTTAAAAGTGAGCACTTGCGAGGTGCCGGTGCCCCACGCGGCAGTGAAGGTCGCCATGCGAAACGGCTTCACCTGAGACTGCGACTGCACCGCCTCAAACGACAAGGCCCGCCCGCGCGTCGGCGTCAGTTCTGCCGCGCGCACCACGTTCGCGATTCGCTCGGCAGACTCCCGTGTGAACTGTACGGCGTCGCGGTCGCTCGGCGTCATGTTGGCGGCGTCCCGAAGACCGTCTGGAAATTTGTCTCGGGATTCACGCGACGATTCAATACCGTCGCGTTCCCGGTCATATTCAGGCCACCGCTGCCGTTGAGACCCACGGGATTCGGCGACGGCACCCACTCGCTGTTCTGAAAATCAAACACCATCGCACGACGTTTCTGCCCGCCATCGATGAAGTTGTAGCCCACGTCTGGCAGCAGCATATTGTGCCCGCTCTGGCGGTAGGCGAGCGTGGCCGTCGCCTTCCAATACTTCCCGACGCCACCTCCGAATTCCTCGTACTCGTAGGTGGTGTCGATGCCCGCCACGCGGATCGTGTGGGCGTCGCAGCCGAAGTAGGTGGCGTCGTTCACGCTGTTGTTTGCGGCGTACCACGACGACGGGAACGCGGCGAAATTCTTCGTGACCTTCATCAGCACCACGCTCTCGGTGGTCATCAATCCTGGGTAGAAGTCGAAGGCCGAGTTGGTCAGCGGGTAGGTCGTGCCGTTGCCGCTGCCGTCGAAATAGCGCAGGGCCGGGAACTCGCCGCTGCTGCCCTCAAAACTCCACACGGCCGGGCGCGATGTGGGCGCAAGAAGTTCCTCGTCGCGCACGATGCCGTACTCAAGCACCACCTCGACGTGGTACGGCGAACCCTCGAATCCTTCGTTGATCCAAACCTTCCGCAGCTTCCACGCCGCAAGCCGTGGGTGCGGCTCACCGAAAATCGCAGAGGACGCGATCACCTCCGTGGTGGTGTTGAACACGGCGGCCAGGATTTCCAGTTCCGTCGCCGGGTCGTTTTGCAGCGTGCCGTCGGCGAGAACGCAGACAAGCCGACGCTTGACGATGGCGGGCCTGCCCACCTCTCGCTCAAGCGTCTGCGCCAGTTCTTTGGTCGAAACAACGCTCATGCGTCACCCCATTCTCGCCGCGCCGACAATTGCCACGGGCTGGTTGAAGTAGTTGGCCGAGGCACCCGTGATGCCCGTAGCGATGGCGTTAAGCAGCCGCGTCTGCAACCGGGCCTCAATCAGCGCCGGGTCTTGGGCTTGAGCCGCCACGTCCTGCACCAAGGCCTGCCCTTCGGCGGTGCGAATGTCGGCGACGTTGACGGTCGCGTTCGTCGGCCGCGTCAGCGCCTCCATCCGGCGGGCCTGCTCCTCCGCGACGCGGGCACTCTGGGCCAGGGCGGCGTTGGCCCCGGCGTAGGCGTTCTGGAAGCCTTGCAGGAAGGCGTCGTTCTGGCGGGCGACGAGCGATTGAAACTGCTGGGCGGCGCTGCTGCCCTGCTGCAACTGCTGGGCTTGCTGGCGGTTGGCCTGAACGCGGCCGTCCACGATGCCCTGTTCGAGGCGGCGGGCTTGCTCTAGCTGCTTGACGCGCTCCACCCCAGCGCGAGCGTCCTTGAGCCGCCCCTTGTCGCGGGCTTCCTCAATCGCCTTCTGCTCGGTCTGAATCCGAGCCTCAAGTGCTTGGATATTGACCGCCGCCTGCTTCTTGCGTTCCTCAAGTTGCTTGACGGCTTCCAGTTCTGCCCGCTGCCGCTCGTCGATTTTCGACGCGAGGAAGTCTTCGACCCGCTGGGCGGCGGCGAGTCGCTGATTAAACAACTCCTGCTGCTGGTTCACCTCGCGCTGGTACGTCTCGGCGGTCAGAATTCCCGCGCTGGCCTGCTGCTGGGCTCGGGCCACGCCCTGCTCAAGAGCCTGCGCCGCGAGCGCCCCGACGTTGCCGAATTGCGTGGCCTTTTCAATAAGGCCGTCGATGGTCTTGTCTGTGGCTTCAAACGCCTTGGCGAACCCGTCGCCGAAGCCCTGCTCAAGAGCCTGCTCCTGCTCTTCGAGCTTGGCCTGGATCTGGTCGAGTTGGGCCAGCCGGGCCGTCGCGGCGTCGGCCGCCATGACGGCACCGCGCTCGCGGGCATCGGCGATCTCTTCGACGAGTTGCTTCTGCTGACGCAGGACAAACTCCAGATCGGTCTCGACCTGCTTCGTCTCCCGCTGCGCGGCCACCAGTTGGGCAAGTCGCTGCTCGTCGGCGGCGGCGATGTTCCGCTGCAACTGCTCGATCTTGGTGAACGCATCGACTTGCTTCTGGTACTCGGCGGCTGCCGCTGCGGCGTTTTGCTTGAGCGTGGCTTCGTTGATGATCCGCTTGCCGAACTGCTGTTCAAGTTCGCCGATCGCGTTCTGGTACTTCAGGGCCGCGTCGAATCCGGCCTGGCCGAACCGTGCCGAGTCTTCGATGGCAATGGCGAGTTGAGCCCGCACGGCCTCGACGGCTTTTGTGGCGGCGGCGTTCTCCTGCTCGGTCGCCTTGCGAGACTCCTCGGCGGCCTTCGTGCGAATGTCGGCCTCCTCGCGAAGCGCCTCGATCCGCTTGCCGAAGTCGGTCAGCGCGTTCTTCTGCGCCGCCGTCAGCTGCTCCTGCGACAGGCCAGCGTCCTCGGCGGCAGCCGCCACGTCCTCCAGCGACTTCACCAAAGCCTGCACAGCCTTGGAACCGTCATTGCCAAATGCGGCCGCCTGCTCCTGGGCCTTGGCGATCTCGCCGGAAAGATTGATGGCTCCGTCGAGCGATTGGTCGAGCTTGCCGATGAACTCCGCAAGGGCTTCATTCGAGGCCAGCCGCTGCGATTCCTGAATGGCATCGTTGCGTTGCTTGAGTAGTTCGGCGTCGGCCTGGAGCCTCGCCTGCGTCTTCTGGAAGCCGAGGAAGGTCCGGTCGCTCGCCGTATCGTCGAGCGCTCTGATGAGCCGGTTGATGCCGCCAATCGACTCGGCCGTGGAGTTGGCAATGGCTGTGCCGATCCCGGCGAAGTTGGCCGTGATCTGACGGTAGAGCCCCTGCGATGCGACACCCACGCGGTCCATCGCGTCGCCGAAGGAGTCGATGTCGGCACGCTGCTGTTCCGTGAGGGCACCGCCGAGCCGCTCCAGATCGCTTGCGGCCGTCCCGAGTTGCTTGATGACCGGCAGGAGTTCGGCCCCGCTCTTGCCAAAGAGGGCCATCGCGGTGGCTGTGCGCTGGGCGGGATCTGGCATCTGCGCCAACGCCTGCGCCGCCTGCTGGAAGAGCGTCTCGGGGTTGCCGTCGCGAACGGCGTCGGTACTGATCCGCAGGTTCTTGAACGCCTCAACGGCCGACTTCGTGCCGTCGCGGGCCTCGTTCACCGCACGCAGGAACCTTGTGAACCCGCCGCCCAACTGCTCGACGCTGGTGCCGGTTTGCAGGGCCGCCGCTTCAAGCACTTGGATGAACGAGAAGGAAACGCCGACGCGATCCGCCAACTGCCCCAGCCGCTCGACCTCGCCTTCGAGTTGCACGAGGTTGCGGCCAGCCGCCACGGCCCCGGCACCCAGCGCCGCGAACGCAGCCGCCCCGGCGGTGAACGGATTGACGAGCCCGGCCACGCTGGCACCGATGCTCGCGAGGCCGTTCTGAAGGCCGCCCGAGAACACCCGAGCGAGCCCCTCGCCAGCCGACGCGAGGCCCGAGAGCCGACCGGCCACATTGCCAATCGGGCCAGGCAGGGCCGACAGGATGCCGCTGAGTTCGTTGAACTTCAGCACCCCCTGCTTGCCAGCATCTTCGATCGCCTTGCCTGACCTGTTGGCGGCAATCGTGGCCTCGGCGAACAGGTCGGCCTGGCGTTGCAGTTCGCGGTTGAACTCCTGCTTTGTGAGCAGGTTGGCCTCTTCCAAGACTCTGGCGCGGCCGACCTCTTGATCGAATCGCTCCTGGGCCGTCAGGTTCCGCTGGCGAATCGCATCCGCCTCGGCTTCCAGCAATGCCCGCTGGCGGTTCGCTTGGGCGGCCGCCTGCTCCTCGGTCCTGCGGGCTTCCGCAAACGCCTCGGACTGCTTGCGTTCGGCGGCTGCAACAGCGTCGGCCCTGGCCCGCGCTGAATCTGCCGTCTGCTTGTCGAGGCCAAGCCTTGCGATGGCGGCGTTATTCAGCGCCGTCTGGTCAATCGCCCCGAGCCGCTCAAGTTCCACGAGCCGCTCGATCTCGTCGGCCACCACCTTCGTCTGGTCGCCGTACTGCTTCTGGATGCGAACGCCTTCCGCAAACGCCTCGGCCGACCTCTTGGCTTCTTCAGTCAGCTGGGCAAACGCCGCCGCGTATTCCTGCGGCTTGATTGTGTCCGCCTGCAACTGATCCGCCAGCCTGGCGAACCGCTCGGCAAACTGCTCCTGGGCGCGAGCCGCTGCGGCAGAGCTTTCCGTGAACGGCGCGAAGACCTTCGTGGCCCGGTCCACCTGCGCCTGCAAACTGTTCAGCGCACGCTCGGCCTGCGTGAGCGACTTCGGGACGCTTGAAGCGTCCGCCGTCACCTTCATCGCAAGTCCGAGGATCGTCGCCATTGCTATTGCCCAAGGGTTCCTAACAGTTTTTGCAGTTCCGCCTTCATCTGGTCCGTGTGCTGCGGCGGCTTCTCAATCGGAATGAAATCGCTGGCCTGCGGTGCCTTCCCCTTCTGGGCGTAGGGGGCAAGGATCGCACTGGCGAGCAACCCCGTTTCCGCCCATGAGTCAGGGATAGCCTCGAAATACCTCGTGTATGCAATCCACTCCGTGAGCTCTCGGCTGTCCATCCGCATGGACAACTCGCCGACCGTCATGCCTAAGTGACCCGCCAGCCGAAACAGCAGCCGTCTCAGAGGGCGGGCGTTTAGTTTTTTGCCAACTCCTCCACGTCCGCTTCGCTCATCGCGTTGTGCTTCATGGCTCGATCAAACAGCCGCGTCATCACGGCCGCCGACTTCTGCCCGAGCTTCTCGATCTGCTCCCGCGTGAAGAGAAGGTTGCCCTTCTCGTCGCAGAGCACCCGCTGGAGATACTCCGTGCGGAAGTTTTCGATGCCCGTTTCCTTCTTGCCGATCCACATGCGCTCGTAGGCGTCGCGTTCCGAGACGCTCATCACGCGAACGAAAACGCTGCCGCCCCACTCCTTGACCTTCACTTCGAGGAGCGATGCGTCGTTTGCTGCCAGGATCTGCTCTGCCGTCAGTGCCATGCGTGTGTCCTCATTCGGGCGTGATTTTGAACGTCACCGCATACCGTGCGATGTCGTTGACTTTGCCCGAGAGTTGCACCCGCTCGCAGACGGCTTTCGTGGAGAAGGTCAGCCCACCACCGGAGATGGCGAGCGTGGCCTTCTTGCCGTACTGGGCCAGCGAGACGTTGGCAGTGCTCAGGCACGAGATATCTATAGTGCCTGCGTCAAATGCCCAGGTGCTCGCCCGCGCGAGCGGCAGACTGCCGCCCGCGTTGACCTTGAT